GACAAAATTATCCCACAAAATAGTGGAAGTAACATCAGTAGTATTCCATGTAAACCTATCCCAAAAATTGGGAATAGACAAAATATGGCCCAAATCCATCTCATCAGCAGAAGTACCAGCCAAACCAGACTTAGTTTCAATCTCGTTTTGAGCTGACAAAGCCATCTTATGCGATGTATCCGCACCATCATAATTTGCCATACGATTTTGACCTCGCAACTTAGATTCACATGGAAGACCCTGTGTGGTAGGCTTGGAAAAACCTAGCATCTTAAAAATGTTAGAAGCCTGAGCAGATATCCAAGCAGGACGAGTAAACATGTTTCCCAAAATTGGAATACGAGAAAGTGTAGAAAGACCTTCCGAAACCTGACCAACCCCAGAACTAATAGTTCCAGAATCCTTCAATTGTTTCAATTCGGAAGCAACTTGGGCAAAGATTTTATCAGGTTGTTTTTCATACGCACGCGAATTCCAAACCTCCCGCAAATCTTTTTCCGTAAAATTACCAGCAGACATCTTTTGACCAAGAGAGGCGAAATTAGGAGCACTACCAGTAAAAATATTTGCACCTGTAGGATACTGAACATCGACATCCTCCAAATGCGCCCAAATAGTATATTCAACAGAACCAGTTCCGGTAATTTGGTCACGTAGTTGGCTGTAAACAACCAAGTAAATGGCACCAAAAGAACCTTGACCAGTAATCAAATTGTAATATACATGAGGAGATACATAAGGAATACGCATTTCAATTTCTGTACCAACAGACAAATCTAAATCAGTCCTAGGACACCCAGATCTACCCTGAAGAGTGGAGTTGACCAAGGCAACTCGATTGGGCATATACTGAGCATAAGGGAAATATTGAAGCATAAGACGCCCCTGTTGGAAAGGTTGAGAATTAACTTGAACCTTAACAACAAGAGTAGCACGAAGACCAACAAAACCCCGCAACTTTTCCTGATACATAGCATTTGAAATGAGTGTTTCAGGAAAATTTGCAGTGTAAAGCTGCGTATCTTCAGCAGTAGCTGAAGACCATAAACCAGTTTGAATAATAATAGGTCGGGACAAAAAGTCCTTAATTGTATGAATTCGTTCCTCTCTTGTGGTCATTGACAAATAATCAGTTGAGAGATTAACGATATCAGGGACAGCAGAAGTCGCAGGGGTAACTCCTTCACTAGAAAAATGTACAATTTCTCTTTGCTCGGAAGTAAGCTCGCGATCCTCGATAATATCATTTGAATTTGAAAAGTTAGCAGGTAAGTTACTTAGACTAAAAGACTACCTAATCCATAAAGTCGCATAGAGGGTACCCTGGATATTGTGGGGCTGCCACTAGGCATCCTGGGCCGTAAAACTAAATAGTTAACCTAGTTATCAAAATAGCACTACTTTTCTCTTAATTAACCTCTAATATTTGTATAGAAAAGCAAGATCACATTTTGACCTTAAAACTCATAAACTTCATCTGCAAGATATGTAAGATCATGCAAATACTGCTCATAAGTAGAAATTTGTGGAATAGAAGGAAGCTTAACAGCAATTCGCATAATTCCACGATATAGTTCATCATAAGCATCTCTGCCATGATTAACTATCTCACGAAAAGCTGTATTAATATTGGACATAAGAATAACATTCGGATCAATGGTATTCCGGGTCCAATTCAACATCTCATAAATCACTTCAATTTTAAGAGGTGCAACTGTACGTTGCAATTCAGGACAAAATCTGAAACCACGTTTTAAAAAGAAAATATCTTCCAGATGACGTGATTTTATAATTGTACCAGACTTACCTTCGTCAGTATATTCATGTTTCATATCTGCCATAATAGCGCTGATAGTTTCTTGATTATACAAATGAATCACCTTATCCGCTATATTTGCGGCGTTGTCATCACCATAAGTGATCAAAGCAACAAATTGACGAAAAAATTTCATCGACATAAAATTTGGACAATCACGACGCATAATACGAATCCACGAAACACGCATTATAATTGAATTATATAAACAATTAATAATAACAGTAAAAGGGTTTCCAGAAGGTTGAGAATGGGTCCACATATATACATTATCTCCAAAAATATGGACAGAATGAACAAGATGAGCCCAGAGACCAAGACAGATTTTCAGAATATCACGTCCTTCCTGACTATTCAAATCATTGAACATTTCCAACCAGGGAACAAATATTTCCCAAAATATTGCCCACAAAATTTGAGCAACAAGAGAACCATCAAAATTTCCAAAATCACCAGCAATGACATGTTTTCCCTTCGACTTCAAACGTTTAGCGATTCGTTCCCAATCCAAAGAATAGGGATTTGAACCAACAGCAACCTCATTATCAATACGAT